ATCAAGCCCAAGGTCGCGCCCAGCATGTAAACGACCGCGCCCATAGCCTACACCTTCATTTATATTTGGCCCGCCCTTGGTGCCAGGCAGCATATTGCCAACACCTCCTACCACGCCAGTACGGGCAGACCCGCCAGGCGCAGCAGTAGCAGCACCCATATCAGGCAGCGTCATTGCCTGGCGCATTAAATCAGCAGCTTCTCTGGCACGTTGCAGAACATGATCCGCGACCTTCATTTTGTAATCTTCTACTGAGCGCACATAGGAGAGCTTGCGTTGCTCAATGTCTTCTATTTCGCGTGCATTTGTGCGCTTGTAATCCTCAACATCACGATTGAGCTTCGCCATCGCAAGCTCAAGCCTGTTTCTTGACTGTTCAATATCAGCTTCGCCTTCTTTTCTGGAGCGCACTACTTCGCGCACATTTGCTAGCAGTTGCTGTTCAAAGCCAACAGCCGCCGCAAACGTTTGGCGAGCATTCAGATCGCTACCCTCAATGCGGTTTTGTGCCCTGGCGCGATTATTCTCAATCTGCTTTTCTGCCGCTTGTTGGCGCAAGTCAAATATCTCACGTTCTTTTTTGTAACTGTAATCGGCAATGTCTTTGTTTAGTTTCGCGCCATCGCGTTGCAAGTCATACGCTTGCCGTTGCAAGCCGAACGCTTCACGGTAGGCTGATTGTATTTGGTCGGCAATCTTGCGCGACTCCTGAATCTGCGCCATTTCGCCAGCAAGTTTTTCCTGCGGCGTTTGCGGTACTTGCGCCCGTTCGTTGGCGAAGCGCTTAGCAAGCTCTTGCTTAGATAGCTCACTAAGTCTAGCTTCATACTTTTTCTTGTCACCACCAAAGCCAAGCTGAACGCCAGCAACGTTGACCGCAAAACGTGAACTTTCTCTGGTGGCCTGGGATCGAAGTTGCTCAAACCTTTTGGAGTCGGTTCTTTCAAGCCTGCTCTGACTGGAGAAGCCGGAAATATCGTTAGCAGCGTTACCAAGAAACTCTACAAAGCCCTGGAGAACAGGCAGCAACCGTACCTGTATCTCTGAGGCTATCGCTCCAAACTGCTCCTGCACTTTTTGCTGTGCCGTATCGAGCTTTCCTAGCTCAGTTAGCGAGCCAGGGCCAAGGCGCTTTTGTACTTCCTGGAGTACCAGTGTCTGCGCATCGTAAGAACGACCGACTGCAGTTAGTTGGTCAACGTAAAGCCTTGTTTGTTCAAGGCCCCTGCTAGAGGCAAGGCCGCTTTTCTCTAAAGCATCGAGCGCTTTGCTTGGGCTTCTAATTGCATCGGCAAGTTCAGTTAAATTATTTACTGTAGTGTCAACCGCCTGGCCGATTGCCGTGCCGATCAGCGATAGGCCAAAGCCGAAGTTGCCGCCTGCCAGGCCGCCCACAAGGCCGCCCGCCGCGCCGCCCGTCGATGCGCCAAGGCCCTGCCCAAACAGCGCCGGGAAGGCGCCACCGATCAGCGCGTCACCGATTGCGCTGCGTGCATCGCCCTGAAAGAAGGCCCTACGGTTTAGCTCGTTTTGCTGGCGCAATAGCCCCGCCATTTCAGTGGCGATTCGCTGCATTAGTTGCAGATTTTCTCTGCCGCCAGCAGTCGCTAAGTCCCAAGCGCCACGGACGTTACGGGCTTGCTGTTGCAATTCCTGACTCAACCCAGCGCCGCCACCGCCCTTCGCAAATTCCCGTTGCCGGCCTTGGTATAAATTGGTAAGGTAATTGCCGCGACTTGCGTTACCAATACCTGCCGAAGCGCTTGCTACCTGAGTGGCTGCGTCTACGCCCCTGCGCTGTATGTTTTCCTGGATATTGCTAGTACGATTGAGCGCTTTTGCGTATCTACGCTCGACAGCGGTAACCAGGCGGCGGTTTTGCAGTTCTTCTCTTAAGGCTCGATCCGACTCCCTTACGTCACGCTGGGCAAGCCGTAGTCGAGAGTTTGCCAGTCTGCGTGCTGTAGCATTTGGCCCACCTGCCACAAAGCGCCCAGTGTCAGGGTCGCGGCGCATTGCCACGTTTCCAACAGTGCGACTGGCGCTAGAAAGATCGCGCCCTGCTTGCGCCCTGCGACCAGCGGCTCTGTTGACGTTGCGAGTGGCAGATTGCGCAATCTGGCCTACGTTAAGCTGTGCGCTTTCAAGGTTGCCGTATAGCTGGTTAGCTCTTTCAAGCGCTGCGTTAAGTTGGCGAATCTCGCCAAGACCTTGTACGCCAACACTGATTAGCCCCCGATAGTCAGCCACTTCCCGTCCCGGCGCCAGTGTCCCACCTTAGCGCCTCCTGGGTTGGCTGGCCTGTGGGACGGCTGGTATCTGATCGGCCAGGATTTCAAAATATGCAGCAAGCATAATTATGTCATCCTGACTTGCGTTGTTTGCGAGCTGAGAAGGTGTCATTCCCAGCTCCTTACATAACGCAAGTCTAAGCATCAGGGCCGAATCCTTTTTTATCGCTTCCTTGATCGCTTTTGGAGTCTTCGCTCGCTAGCATACCTCCGTTATCGAGAATTGCAACCATCATATTGGTCAAGTCTGCCTTGGCATATTCCTGGCGCATTACACCTTTGTCGGCAACTGCGTCGAACATCTTTGTGCCATCTTCGTATTCAGCGCGCTTGATGAGCACGCTCAAGCCATAAGCGCTGGTATTCCTGTCACTCCTAACTGCTTCCCTGATTGTTTCGTCCTCTGCATCGGTAAGGGGCCACCAATACATGTCAAACGATGCGCCAGTGGACAGCGTGATCTCCACTTTGCGACGTTGGCGAGTTGCCTTGAGTAGCTCTTTGACGTTTTTGGCCATGGGAAGGATGCTGCAACGAGGGAATCATAGCACCGGGTCAAGGCACAAAACAGCGAGGCCAGAGCCCCGCTGTGTGACAATCCAAAAACGATTAGAAGTCAGTCAGGCCAAGGAGGTTGCTGGGAGTGTCCGAAATGCGATAGTTAATCGAAACTTCGGTCGGGCTGTCATCTTGCGAAATGGCGCTACTAAAGCCAAGCAGGACGATAGGGAAACTGCATTGCAACGAAGCAGCATCGTCAACCATGTTCGGGTTGCCGGTGGTAGCAACAGCACTAAAGTATGCTTTTAGCTCAGCACCACTTTGATCGTTAAACATCGTACCCTGAATAATGCGATTGGTGAAAGCAACGCGATCCTCGGTAAGGCGCAAGGTCAGAGTGCCACTGCCATCTGCAAAACCGGCCTGATACCTGCGGAATCGGGCAAGTTTAGGGCCAGTACCAGAGCCAGGCTTACAAGGAAGAGAGGTAATGTCAATCTCGCCCCTGGTAAGGGTAAGGTCAACAGATGGCACTTCGCACATGGCATAAGCCGTGGCAAAGCTCATCTCGATGTGGTTGCCTTCGCCTGGAGTGTTTGCGCCACCAGCGCCACCGTTACCAGTAAAAGCAAGCGCAGCGCCGCCAAGAGTGGCGGAAATAGTGCAAGACGTGGGAGTGGGACGGGTCTTGATGTAATAAACTGTTCCATCAGTGATGGCAGCATCAAGGTTAGCGGTTCCTTTTTCCGTGAAAGTTACAGGATCACCAACACGAAAATCAGAATTAGCAGGAATATGAAGAACTGAAGTGGTAGCAGGAGCAGTGGGAGCAGGGAAATCAGTTTTGTCAAGCAGGCAAGCCAGCGTGCCGGGGGGCTTCATGGCGATCATGCCATCTTGGCCCGTTAAAATACTGACAGGGCCACAATTGGCGACAGGCATGATGTGACTGCCTTGCCGGCAGGTAAACAATGGGCCCACTCTAGCCCATCTGGTGCTGGTCAGGCAACGCCTGGCCTCCTTGCCCGCGCTTTTCTGCGCAGGTAGCCGGCGCCGGTCCTATCCGCACCTGCTTTTACCCACATCCTAAGCCTGTTTCTTTCCTTCTCCGCCATAACCGCCCAAACGCATGGGCACAGTTTTAGCCGCTTTGCAGTATTGACCTCCCTGCTTTGCTTCCCTGTTAGCCTTTGCCGCTTCTCCGGTGGCAGAAGACCACGCTCAGCCCTGTACCTGTCCCACCTCTCTCTACTTCCCTTTGCTGCCGCGCTAATCGCGTGCTCCGGGCGCTTGCGTCCAATGTTTAGCACGCGCAGTCTAGCAACGTTTTCTGGCCTAAGTCCTGCCTGCCTAATTTTTTCCAGAGCTTCGGCGCCATGTTTTGCACCCTCGCCGCCTTCCGTGCGATTTATTAAAAACCCTGTCTTAATATCTTTTCTGCCGTATCGAGCAATATAAAACCGCTCCCAGTAGATCGCTTGTTCCTTCGTCAGGCTTTGCCGCATAACACGAATGCGCGACCGATCTTTTGGTACTTTGCAGCTATGCTTTGCCGTCATCCGGTCCGGCCTTGAGCCAAGCCCGACATAATAAGGTCTGTTGCTGGCGGTTCGGAGATAGCAATAGACAAACCAGCCTGCCGGCTGTGGTAGTTTGTTCATGGTTGCCTGGCGTTGCAGGTGGCTCGTGGGTCGGAGTGCTCGCAACACTGCCGACCCTTCATTCTACACGCTAACTACCGCCGCCAGTCTACTCCCTGTGGCGAGCCATGAAGGGCATAGAGAACCGGGTAAAGTGATGCGCCCTGTCCTGTAGCTGCGCCTGGGTCGGCCCTGTGAGCGTGCCGACGCGAGCGATGATGGATTGCCCCGGCGGCGGGATCGAGCCGTTCAGGGCCGATAGCGCGTCGATCACAGGGCCGGCGATGACCAGGCCCCGGCCAGGGCCGATGCTTTTGCGGGTGAAGATTTCGCACACCAGAGAGCCTCGAATGTGCCACGAAGCCTGGGCGCCGATGGCTTGCTCTTGCATCAACCCAAAGTTGACACGAACAAGACAGTATTCATCATCATCTGCAAACTCAGTAGCAAGTTGATTCTCAACATAAACGCGCACCGGACTGGCGGCATCAATTACAATGCGTTCGTAAATGCCACGAATTTGCTGCAGAGGGACTGTCATCTTTTGTTTACAGGAATCAGGAAGCCAGCTTTTGCGCCCTTTTTAATAGCATCCTTAAATTTGCCGCCTCCCATGTAAGTGTCGTACCAGTCTTTTTCTGCTGTTGACATCGCCGGTCGCTTGCCTCGCTCCAGTATTTCTTCTGTTGACATTTTTTCAACATCGCCCCGATACCTGCCAACCCTTCTGCCTATTGCAACTGGCGCTTTAATTGGATCTTCTTCTTGCCGTATAAACTTGCCAGGGATAAGATCCATTGCCTCCTGCGCGTAAGGGGAAGAGTTGCCGATAAACAGCTCAACCTTGCTTCCGCTTGCTGGCAAGGAAGATGTAAACTGGCCCTTTGTGTTACGGCCTTGGGTCTTAAGCAAGGGGATGTTAAAAAGATTGTACTTACCATCTTTGCCGCCTGGCCTTGCGCCTCTTTTGCCATCGGCAGTTTCAACATACCAGCTATCCCTAAAGTCACCGCCCCAAGCTGGGCTAATAGCAGCAAGGTCGTTTACTACTTCCTTGGCGGCATTGCGCAATGCAGTAAATGCAGCGTCCCTAATTTCGTCAGACATTTTCTCAAGACCGAAGCCTTTGCCTTTCTTCATCGGTTTGCGTCGCCTTGCCATTATTCCGCCCTCGCCGTTATTTTGCTTGCGTACATTGCAAAAGTTGGCCTTTCGTCTTCAGAGCCTTGTATGACAATGGCTTTGCCGCCAAGTGTGGTAATCATTTTGCCGTCCAGCGTAGTCAGGTAGATTGGTCCGACGATAACGCCGTCAGTGCCACTGCCATAACTCTCGACTTCTGTTACCTTCCACTTGCGCCCCAAGTATTCGAGTCTGTCATTGGAGCTGATAGGCCAAGGTACTGTATCATGGTCAACCCATACGCTAACTTCATTGCCTTGCTGCGTACCATTGCGTTCTGACTTTTTAGAGCGCGTTACAGCGCCGGCAGCATTAAACCTTGCTTCAGTAATTGCAACTGTACCTAGCGTTTCATTGTAAACGCCAGGAGTTACTTTAATGTATGTAAGCGACTGGGATCTATACTTGTCTATCATCCGTTTTGATAACGGCCTTGCCCAAGCATCTTGCGGAGCGTTCATTTAGCCTCGAAGAATGCGAACAGAGCTTTCGTTCTGCCGGTCAACCCAACAGCCAATTAGATCCAGCAGCCATGGATAGAGCCGCAGGACGGTAGGCGAGTAACTGCCAACACGCTTGTCTTTTGGCAGCACCTGTGCTATGGTGTTAGGATCAAAGTATTCTTGCTCGAATACGTCGAACTTTTCTCGCTTAACAACTGGTGCCGGCAACTGGCTAGAGGCGCCAATAACTGCGGTACTGTTGCTAAATAGCACCAAGGCAAGTTCTGAGGCAGCAGCAAGATAGCCTGCTGTTAGGCTGTTGCCGCAACAAGTCGCTTCATCAGTACACCAGCGTAATGTACGCAGCGCAGTTTGAGCAGAGTTAAGAGCCTGCGCCTTTTGCGTTGCGTTGAGCGCGGTCCAGGCGGTCGCCTTGAGCGTGGCCCCCATGTAGGCGTCGGCCTGCTCCACCGTGACCAGCGCCGGGGGCGTGCAGTTGCAGGGACGCTCGCCATTGGCGCTGGAGTAGTAATAGGGATCGGCCAGGCGATGCCAGGGCCACCAGG